GGCTATGGTAGCTGCTTCCAACCCAGCGGAGACCATGGCGCTGGTCAACGCCATCCTCACTGCCCTCAAGGCAACCGCCCTTTCAACCAAGGTCACGACGGAGTGAACGATGGCCAGAGGTATCCAGGTTCCTCTCGCGGTCAACAACGGTCGGCTCCGCAAGCTGACCGGGGATGACTACATCGACCAACTCATTCGTGTGGCACTCAAGGGCATGGACAGCGACAACCCATTCCAGACGGTCGGACTGGGCGAGTGGATGATCTTCGGTATCAACGACGGCATGGACACAGGCGAGATCAAGCAACGGGTTGTTGCCATCTTTGCCTCCCTGAAGGCCGACCAGTTAGCCCAGTTAAAGGACCCGGATGACGACCTCGTCTTCACCACACGAGGCGAGGAGCTGTGGCTGGACCTCACATACGTCAACATGGAGACCCAGGAGCGTATGGAGTTGTCCGTTCCCATCCCAGGAGAATGACCTATGACGTCGGTGATCAAGGTTCCATCGTGCGAATTCAGCGCCTTCTACTACCCGGAAATCCTCAAGGAGCTGCTCTACTACTTCCGGCGCAACCGGGACGCCATGGGGCTCACGGACGAGAACGAATACGAGGTCCACGTTCAGATCCTCCGCGCCTTCGCCCTGGTGGGGCATCTCAACAACTGCCGCACCGACCTCATCGCGCAGGAAACGCTGGTGGACACCTTGGTGCTACTGGAGAGCCTCAAGCGCCTAATGAAACTGATTGGCGTCCGGCTCAACAGCGCCTCGCCAGCGAAGGCGAATCTGCTACTCAAACTGTCAGAGGTGACGACAGCCGACGTCACTGGCTTTATCCCAGAGCTATCGGAGTTCGCAACCGAGTCCGTCCCGCCAATCCCTTACGAGGTCTTGGAGGCAGGTGGTGTTGACCTCACCCGTACTGACCGACCCGCTCATGTGTTTGGTCTGGAGACGGTGAAGACGGGTATTGGATCTGTCAGTACGACCGGTCCGGACCAGTTTGCACGCACAAGCGGAGACACCTTCACCTCGGCCGCGGTCTCTCAACACCTCTTCATCCTGCAAGGTGTAAGTGGCAACGGGGGAGAGTTCCGTGTCACCGAGTATATTGATGCCGACCATGTTCGGGTTGTGCGGGTGCCTGGCTCAGGGAGCCCGGGGTTTCAGACCGAGGCGAACCTGACCTGGGTGCTCAAGGCGTTCACCGCTGACTTCGCCGTCGAGAACTATACTCCTGGGTCTACCTACGTTCCTTGGGCGACCCCGATCGCTGGGGACGCCCTCCTCGTCGGCCATACCCAATGCTTCCCGGGGCAGGTCGATGTGGATGTGACAGCAGGGTCGGTCGGGATCACGGGGTGCTGGGAATACTACGATGGAATCCTCTCTGCCCTGCCACCAACATTGGTGACCGACAACCATGATGGGACCATGACCTTCAACGTCAACTCCCTGCTGGGTACGCCCGACAGGCATGGAGCCGACGTGGTTGTGGAGTACATTCCGACGGGCCAGAAGGAGCGATTGGTCTCCACGTTCTCCACCGTCAACCGTGTCATAACGGTAGGGCTCCTCGGTCAGGTTACGCCGTCGGAGGACGTGGATGATTACGCGGTGCGGGCTGACTGGGTGCCGTTCGAGAACCAGGACGACGGCTCGATCAACTTCACGGTGGATGGGTCGGTCTCGTTCAATTTGCCCCAAGATCAACAGAGGAGTTGGAACGAATACGAAGCAAACACCTTCGTGGGATGGTGGACACGTTACCGTGTTGTTGCCGTCTCCACTCCCACCTCCCCTACCATCGAGGAGGTCTCCATCGACCAGGGCGACCAGTTCATCATGGTCACGGCAACCCAGGGCGAGACCATTGGACCCCAGGTTGTCGGGAGCAGTGTTGGTACCCCAAGTCAGTCCTTCGTCTTGCCCGAGACGCCGTTCCTGGATGATAGCGACGAGGTGGAAATAGACGAGGGCAGTGGGAACTGGGTGACGTGGGTCAGGGTCGAGAACTTCCTCAACAGCACCGAGACCAGCCGCCACTACATGATAGAGACGGACGCGAGTGACAAGGCGACCATCATGTTCGGGGATGGGATGACGGGGAAGATCCCACCGACTGGGACAAGCAACGTCCGGGTGGCTTACCGCGTAGGTGGGGACCTAGACGGGAACGTGGGGGCGGAGGAGATCACGACCAACGCCGACGGTGTCAATGGCATCTCGGAGGTGACGAATCCACGAGCGGCTTACGGCTGGAGGATGAAGGACGGCGGGTCGGAGCAGGACATTGAACGAGTGAAACGGGACGCTCCAGCTGGCCTCCGCACGAGGGACACGGCTGCCACTGGCCCGGACTGTGAGCGGCTGGCAGTCAAGAAGTTCGTGGATGCGGATGGCGTCAAGCCTGTGGCTAGGGCGAATGCGGTAGAGGAGGGGCTAGGACCAAAGACAGTCAAGCTCATGGTCGTTGGCAACGGGGGCATCACGCTAACCCAAGATCAGCGGGAGCAGCTGGAGGAATACTTCAACGGCAACCGCTACGCTTCCCCGCCGACCGCTGGGGTGTTGGTGGTCAACCATCGCGTCGGCGTCTTCAACTTCGAACCAAGGGTCATCACGATCCAAGCGACGGTGGCTTGGGCTGGAGGCAACGCGGAGGCTATCCGCAACGCCCTACTGGTCCTACTGACGCCTCTGGCGATAGAGGAGGACGACGGCGTGACTTGGGTCTGGGACTACGGCGGGTGGGTAAGCCAGTCGAGGATCCTATCCGAGATCCACGCTGTGGACCCTGGTGTCACGGACGTGTCATCATGGCTGATCAACGGGGTACACGCCAGCCTGAAGCTGGGGGCGCATGAGTTGCCGGTGTCCTCGGCGGCAAGCATCACGATCAACATCCAAGAGGCGTAGGCCATGACAGTCAAAGACTGGCACAGTCACTTCCCGACCGCGCAGGACTCCCTGCCCGCAGACCAACCAGACGTGGTCGACGGTCCAGACGATACCAGGGCGAGTCAGATCCACACGGTGAGGAACAAGGCGCAAGAACTGGCGGGGTTGGTTGGGTCCGACGTTGTGGAGCCCGGCTCCCTTCGGTACAGGGTGGGCACGCTGGAGACCAGCGGCGTGGGCTTCACAGGACCGTCAGGCCCCACGGGCCCAACGGGTCCAACTGGCGGGACAGGGGCGACCGGGGGGACGGGGATGCGAGGCCCAACCGGGTTGACTGGCCCCACAGGCATGACTGGTCCCACAGGCATGACCGGGATGACAGGCCCAACAGGCATGACAGGAATGACCGGCGGCACTGGCGGGACTGGCGCGTCTGGACCAACAGGAACAACCGGTGGCACGGGCGGGACAGGGACAACCGGAGCCTCTGGACCAACTGGGACAACTGGCGGGACGGGAGCTTCTGGCACAACAGGAGCGTCTGGCCCCACAGGAACGACAGGCGGGACCGGGGAGACAGGCGGGACAGGAGGAACGGGGAGCACTGGTGGTGAAGGTCCAACAGGCCCGACAGGTGGTCCAACAGGCCCAACGGGAATGACAGGCCCAACGGGAATGACAGGCGAGACAGGCCCTGCTGGTGGAACTGGCGCATCCGGCCCAACGGGTACAACCGGAGGGACAGGAGGAACGGGGAGCACTGGTGGTGAAGGCGCAACTGGTCCGACCGGTGGTCCAACAGGTCCAACAGGAGAGACGGGTCCAACTGGACCATCGGGTCCAACTGGACCATCAGGTCCAACAGGAGAGACGGGTCCAGGTGGAGGGACTGGGGGGACTGGAGGGGTTGGTGGAACGGGAGGGACTGGAGGAACAGGAGGCACTGGTGCTTCCGGTCCAACGGGGACAACAGGAGGAACGGGTGGCACGGGTGCTTCTGGTCCAACCGGAACAACAGGGGGAACGGGTGAGACTGGTGGAACAGGCGGGACTGGGAGCACTGGCGGCGAAGGCGCAACTGGTCCGACTGGCGGCCCTACAGGACCAACCGGCCCGACCGGACCATCGGGCCCCACAGGAGAGACGGGTCCAACAGGAGAGACCGGCCCGGGAGGCGGTACGGGTGGGACGGGTGGAACAGGAAGTACCGGAGGAACGGGAGGGACTGGTGGGACCGGTGGAACGGGGGGTGTGGGACCGACTGGTCTAACTGGAGAGACCGGCCCTGACGGGGGAACAGGAGGGACCGGTGGCACTGGCGGGACTGGCGCGTCTGGACCGACAGGGAGCACTGGTGGTGAAGGTCCAACAGGCCCGACAGGTGGTCCAACAGGCCCAACAGGCGAGACTGGGCCCGCCGGTGGGACGGGAGGGACTGGTGGTGCTGGAGACGCGGGTGGGACGGGAGCGTCAGGGCCGTCTGGTGCTGCCGGAGGAACGGGTGGGACTGGCGCCTCTGGGCCAACGGGCACAACCGGGAGTACTGGAGGGACCGGCCCGAGTGGCGATTCCTCGGCGCTTAAATTGGGCGTCCAGGTTCTTCACGTTGACGGTGCCCGGGGTGACACCTACACGGCAGACGGTACACTGGCTCGCCCGTACAAGACCATCGGCGCAGCGATGGCCGCAGCATCAGGTACATCCTTAACCCACATCGAGGTGGCCAAGGGTGTGTATACCGAGAACGTGGTGTTCAAGGACTACACCCACGTGTCCGGCCCAGCCCACGGCCCGGTAGGTTACACAACTTGCAACATCCTAGGCACGGTGAGCTTCCCAGTAGGTGTTGCTAACTGGTCATCGCTCCACTGGATGTTTGTCTCTGGGTGGGGCGCGGCGCCTTCCATTTCGCTCGTTGGTTACGCTGGAATATACCACTGTAGCGTTGGTGGTTCGGATCATGGGGTTGTGGCTGACGCATGTGGGTACTTTGAGATTGGGGATACCTTCATTTCTGTCCCACTGCATGCCCTGCACCTAAAGAATACTTCCTACGGTGAACTGTATGGGGACGTTCACCTGGACGGCGGCACTGGCGCGAACAAGGATCTCCTCATCGAGACCGGCAGTGAGTTGTTCGGGGTTCTTTGCCATATCAACTTCGCCCACGGCAACGTCACATGCACCGGTCCTCTCACCCTTGATCACTCTCCTTCTGAGCGGGAGCAGGAGTTTACCGCTTCTGGCGGAGACCAGACGTTCACCCTAGCCAAGAACGTGGCGGCCAACCCAAACCTGCCTGCTGGATACGCGATCCTTGGCGTCTGGAGGAACGGAGGGAGGCTCCGGTACATGGCCACGCCAACCACAAATGCCCACTACGGGTTCACAACGCCGACCAGTGTTGTGTGCAAGGATTTGACGGCGAGTGACATCATCGCCGTTC